GCGGCGAGTATTACGCGGCTGGTGTGGGCGGTGCGATTACGGGTCGCGGTGCTGACCTTCTCATTATTGATGACCCGCATTCGGAACAGGATGCCCTTTCGGACACAGCCCTCGAACATGCCTACGAGTGGTACACATCAGGACCCCGTCAGCGTCTACAACCGGGCGGGTCTATTGTAATAGTAATGACCCGTTGGTCCCTGAAGGACCTTACAGGAAAATTAATCAAGGCCCAGGGGTCGGATGTTATGGCCGACCAGTGGGATATCGTGGAATTCCCCGCCATCCTTCCAAGCGGCAAGGTCCTATGGCCGGAGTTCTGGAAGAAAGAGGAGTTGTTAAGGGTCAAGGCTTCGTTGTCACTGAGCAAGTGGAATGCACAATGGCAGCAGAATCCCACAGCGGAAGAAGGCGCGATCATCAAGAAGGAGTGGTGGAAGACATGGGAAAAGGATTCCACCCCCGTTGTGAGCTACATTATGCAGAGTTACGATACGGCGTTTAGCAAAAAGGAGACTGCGGATTACTCTGCGATTACTACGTGGGGGGTATTCCAGCCCGAAGAGGGGGGAAGCGACCATATAATTCTTATGGATGCACAGCGTGGGCGCTGGGACTTTCCCGAACTGAAGGCAAAAGCCCTATCGGAATACAAGTACTGGGAACCAGATATGGTGCTTATCGAGGCGAAGGCCACAGGTACACCGCTCACGGACGAATTACGGACAATTGGTATCCCCGTGGTGAATTACACCCCCAGCAAGGGGAAGGACAAACATACCCGGATGCATATGGTGGCTCCTATATTTGAGTCAGGAAAAGTGTGGGCGCCGGAGAAAAAGTTTTCCGAAGAAGTGATAGACGAGTGTGCGGCATTCCCCAATGGGGACCATGACGATTACTGCGATTCGATGTCCATGGCACTTATTAGATACCGTAAAGGCGGATTTCTTCGACTTGACACGGATGAGGAAGATGACGAACCTGTCCACTCTCCCACCCCCCGTAACTACTATTAGGAGTGTTGCATGATTTCATGGATTCAACATCGTATAGCTGAACCTTCGACCTGGGCCGCTGTTGGCGCGGGACTCGTTGGTATCGGAGTGATAATAACTCAGCCGACTGTTCTTATTGTAGGTGTTGCAATAGCAGCTCTTGGTTTGATTATGAAGGAGAACGGAGGCTCCTGATGGGGCTTCATTTTTTCCATAAAAATTGTGCCGTGGGGCGGATATAGTGGCGCCCCCGGTACTTTGTTGTGTTAAGTTGACGGATGGAAACAGAAGCTCTTTTTATCAAGGACTACTGGCAACAGGTCATGGGGCTTCTGGCTTTGGTTGTTGTTGCTGTGAAGCTGTCTGCAAATGTCAAGGAGCTTCGTAAGGACGTAGACGATATTATGTCGAGGAACACTTTTGTGGAAACCACAAAACTAAGGGCTCAAACGGATATGCAAGAGAAGCAGATTAGTGCGTTGTGGCAGTATACCAATAAACTGCGCGATATGATTAACGGGAGTTCCAAGTAATGGCTATAGCCGCACTTCTTCCCAGCCTTCTACCCGTTGTAGGGGACGTACTGGACAGGTTTTTTCCAAACAAAGAGGAAAAAGCCAGGGCCGAAAGAGAAATTCAGGCAAAACTTGCCGAACATCTGGCCAAGATTGATATGGCGCAGATTGAGGTAAACAAACAGGAAGCGGCGCACCGAAGCTTGTTTGTTGCTGGCTGGCGCCCATTTGTGGGGTGGACATGCGGCCTGGCTTTGTTTTACACTTACGTAGGACAACCGATGGCTATGTTTATCATGGCGCAGACAGGAGATCTCGTTCAATTACCGCAACTTGATCTATCTACTATGATGCCTGTGCTATTAGGTATGTTAGGATTAGGTGGACTCCGCACCTATGAGAAATTTAAAGGAGTGTCTAAATAATGGCTAATGGCCGTACATCTTTAATTGACAATGCGATGCCAGCGCAAGGTACGCCCCTTGGCGATATGGTTGATGAGGAAATTGAAGTCGAGGAGATTGAAGAGCCAACAGAAATGATGGAGCAAGACGATGGCTCCGTTCTTGTAAATTTTGACCAGGCTATTCAGGAAGAACTTCAGGCAGAACCAGACGCTAATTTAGCAGAGATTTTGGACGAAAGGGTCCTTATGGAGATGTCTGATGATCTTGTCGGACTATATAAGGATGACCGGGCCAGCAGACAGGAGTGGGAAGAAGCCTACACCAATGGTCTGGAGCTCTTGGGTATAAAGTATGAGGAACGGGAAGAACCCTTCCGTGGTTCGAGCGGCGTTACCCATCCTCTTATTGCAGAAGCAGTTACCCAGTTTCAGGCACAGGCGTATAAGGAACTTCTTCCTAGCAGTGGTCCAGTACGTACCCAGATTATAGGGGCATCTACTCCCGAAGTTGAGGCCCAGGCGGAACGGGTCAAGGAGTTTATGAACTATGAGATTATTCATGTAATGGAAGAATACGATCCTGAAATGGATCGGTTGCTGTTTTATCTTCCTTTGGCCGGGTCTGCTTTTAAGAAAGTTTATTTTGACGACATACTTGACAGGGCGGTAGCTCGTTTTGTCCCTGCTGATGACTTGGTAGTTCCCTATAATGCCACAGATTTGGCCTCTTCCAATCGTATTGTGCATGTTATTCGCATGGGGGAGAACGATATCCGCAAGTTTCAGGCAGCTGGCTTTTACAGGGATGTGGACCTAATACCCTACGATCAGGAAGACGAGCTTAGAGAAAAAGAGCGCAAACTTTCTGGTATTGAGAAGACCACAGACGATAAAGACTGCACTTTACTGGAAGTCCATACGGACCTGGATTTACCTGGTTTTGAGCATGTCAACCCCCTTGACGGGGAAAAGACAGGGATCAAGCTTCCTTATATTGTCACCATAGACGAGGGTAGCACTAAGGTTCTGTCCGTCCGCCGAAACTGGCGTGAAGGTGATGAGTATTATCGTAAAATCCAATACTTTTCGCATTACAAGTTTTTACCTGGTTTAGGGTTCTATGGCTTTGGTCTTTTGCATATGATTGGTGGATTGGGACGTTCCGCCACTTCCATTTTACGGCAACTGATTGACGCTGGAACTTTGGCTAACTTACCTGCTGGCTTCAAGGCGCGAGGCATACGCATACGCGATTCGGATGAACCGCTGGCCCCTGGTGAGTTCCGTGATATTGATGTACCGGGCGGTGCTTTAAAGGAAAGCATTTTGCCCCTTCCGTATAAAGAGCCTAGTCAAACATTGACGCAGCTTTTAGGATTTGTTGTGGACGCCGGAAGGCGCTTTGCGGCAATAGCCGACATGCAGGTTGGTGATGGCAACCAGCAAGCGGCTGTAGGAACGACTGTTGCTCTGTTAGAGCGAGGGTCTAAGGTAATGTCAGCCATACACAAGCGGCTACACTATGCACAGAAACAGGAATTTAGAATGCTGGCCAGGGTGTTTGCTGAATCATTGCCTCCTATGTACCCATACAATGTATGGGGTGCGGAAGCTACTATAAAGCAGGCGGATTTTGATGAAAGAATCGATATTGTTCCCGTTTCTGACCCGAATATATTCTCGATGTCGCAGCGTCTTGCTTTGGCCCAGACGCAATTGCAACTTGCCCAGAGCAATCCGCAAATGCACAATCTGTACGAAGCGTACCGCCGCATCTATGAAGCGATTGGTGTGCCGAATATTGAGGGACTGCTTCCTGTACCGCAACCGCCGCAACCAACAGACCCGGCGATAGAGAACGCGAAGTCCATCATTCAGGAGACTTTACAGGCGTTCCCGACACAGGATCATGACGCCCACATAGCCGCGCATATTATGTTTATGCAGACCCCTACCCCAGCCGCCAATCCCCCCATTTTTGCCCTGTTACAGGCACATTTGTGCGAACATATTGCATTTAAGGCCAGAGGAGTGGTAATGGCGGAAGCTATGGTACAGGAACAACAGGCAATGCAGATGGGCCAGCAACCACAGCAAATGGATATAGAGGGACGGGTTGCGGAACTTATCGCGCAATACACGGAAGAAGTTATGTCCGTATTGCTTCCGCCTCCAGAAGGACAGAGCGATCCTTTGGTTCAGTTGCGGAGTAAGGAACTGGACATCAAGGCCATGGATATGGAACGGAAGGCCGATGAGTTTGCATCCAAACAGGCTTTTGAAGAGAAGCGTGAGGGAGAGCGTCAGGCTATAACCAGGGAGAAGATAGACTCTCAGGAAGACATAGCCATGCTTCGAGCGGACGTAAACCTGGAGCGCATCGAAAAGATGGGTTCTGGTGGAAGAGGTGAGTAATGCCCATACGGAAAGTAAAAGGCGGCTGGACTTTTTCCAGCTCCGGGAAACCTGTGTACGAAACACTTGCTGCGGCGAAGCGTTCTTACAAAGCGTATCTGGCGAGAAAAGCAAGTAAGACAAGAAAGGCGTGAGTGTTTCACGTGAAACATTAGGGGAGCGTTATGAAGAGAAGTAATATGTCGTCCCAGATGTCAAAGCAAATGGGCATATCCAAGAGAGAGGCTGGTGATCTTATGGCAAAAGCTAAAAAAATGAACAAGGAACAGGGATACAATATGGGTGGCCCTGTTGATACGTTCCCAGGAATGGGCGCCTTCAAGTATGGCGGTGAGATGAACCTAAAGGTCAGGATGTACAACATTACATCCGGCGATCAAGACGTACCCATGGAATGGGGCCGTGAGCATCTGGACCGTGACTCAGAAGAGTTGATCAAGGGAACCCAATCCCAGGTCCGTGGCCGTTATTTTAATAACAATAATGGTAAAGGTACTTTTTAAGTGCTCCCAAAGGTTAAACTCTCAAAGCTGCCAAGGGTTAGAAACCCTAGACTTCCTAAAGTTCCCACGGCCCAGCAACTTCATGCTCAATTGGTCAAGGATTTGCAAAAGAACGATGGTGGTAGTACAACCCAGACAACAGCGAGGACATACTGATGCCTAAAAACGTAAAATATAGTAAGGAGGCTGAAGCGAAGGCGTATGCCTCAGAAGTTGGCGGTCATGTAATCGGACATGATGACGACAAAGACGGTCATCCCGATACTTGGACAGTTGTAGAGATACCTGAAGAAGGCGCTACTGAAGGACCCTCTTTAAGAGACTTTGAAGAAGGAACCCCTGAGTATGAGCAACAGGAGCAATGGCTTAAGGACGTTGATGCTGGCGGTAAGCCACCAGAAAGAAACATGGGCGGTGCTTTTGTTGATGAACTGGGCTACAGGCACGGTGGAATGACTAATCCGAAGCGTGATCCTATCAAGTATGCCGCAGGTGGTGCTGTTCGAGGAAAACGATTTGTGGGTAGTTTCTAATTGGCAGACCCGACAACTTTCGCATATTCGGTCTTGAAAGCTCTTCAGGATCGTATCAAACTGACAGAAGAGGCCATCCTCCAGGGTGGCCCTAAAGATATGGAGTCCTACAAACAACTGGTAGGGGAACTTAAGGGACTTGAGTTTGCAGAACAGGAAGTCAAGGACCTATTACAGTCTTCGGAGGATGAATGACGAAAACGCTATTAGTACCCGATAAGTACGTCAATGAGAAAAAGAACAAGGCTGTAGCAGAGGCGTATGTAAAGGAAGAAGATCGCGTACTGGACACTTCCCGCTTGGATAAAGTGGCATTAAGTGAGAGATTACCGCAGCCTACGGGCTGGCGCATTCTTGTTATGCCCTATATGGGCAAAGCTACCACAGACAGCGGGATACATATCCCGGATGCTGTGCGTGATCGTGAAGCATTGGCAACGGTTGTTGCCTACGTTCTAAAAGTTGGACCTTTGGCTTACCAAGACCCATCCAAGTTTGGATCTGGGGAGCCTTGGTGCAAAGAAGGCCAGTGGATTTGTATTGGCCGTTATGCTGGCGCTCGATTTAAAATTGACGGCGGCGAAGTCCGTATCATCAATGACGATGAAGTGATTGCCACTATTATGGAACCTGATGATATTAAACATGTCTAGAAAGAAGGAAGTAACCATGGAAACCATGACATGCCAGAAGAAACTAAGATTGATATTGGGGATGCTGAAGAAGCCCCAGTAGATGTGAATTTGGGGGCGGAGCCAGAACCCGCACCAGACTCTGAAGTTAAAGCAGAGGTAGCTCCACAAGAAGAGGAGCTTGAGGAATACAGTGCTGGCGTTAAGAAGCGCATTGGGGATTTAACCCATAAATGGCGTGAGGCAGAACGACAGCAGCAATCCGCAGTTCAGTTTGCAGAAAATGTCCGCCGTGAGAATGAGAGCCTTAAGACCAGACTTGATAATCTGGACAAGGGGTATCAGGAAGAGTTTGGGGAGCGTGTATCTTCCCAGTTAAACTCCGCAAAGAAACTTCTTAAGGAAGCTCATGAGAGCGGTGACGTAGACAAGATTGTGGACGCACAAGAAGCGTTATCTAATCTTTCTCTTGAAAAAACCAAACTTGCCAGAGCGCAAAAGGAAGTTGCGGAGCAACCCCAACAACCAGTAGCGCAACCTCAACAACCAGCACCACAACCTCAACAACCAACAGCACAACCAGACGCTAAAGCGCAATCCTGGGCTGAAAAAAATGATTGGTTTGGTCAGGACGAAGTTATGACATACGCCGCTTTTGGCGTACATAGGCGGTTAATAGAGGATGAGGGGTTTGATCCCCAATCTGATGAGTACTATGCTGAAATTGACAAGAGAATGTCGTCTGAGTTTCCACAGAAACTTGGGCAAAAGACTCAGTCAAACGGGGGAAGCCGAAAGGTTGCGTCAGCCGAAGCTTCCGCATCCCGCAACAAAAGTGGACGGAAAACTGTGCGATTAACGCCCTCTCAAGTTGCGATTGCAAAGCGGCTTAATGTGCCGCTTGAAGAATACGCAAAATATGTAAAGTGAGGGATTAATCATGACCGAATTAGAGAACACATCTCGCCAAAAGTCTACCACTAGGACGCCTCGAAAAAACCAATCACGTGTCGCGGAGACACGCCGGGAACCTTGGAAGCCACCATCCATGTTGGATGCTCCCCCTGCACCTGACGGCTATAAGCACAGGTGGATAAGAGCAGAGGTCATGGGTTTTGATGACCGAAAAAACGTATCAGCCAGAACCCGTGAGGGATATGAACTGGTACGCGGTGAAGAGTACCCAGACTTTGATGCTCCTACCATTGATAATGGTAAACATGCGGGGATTATCGGAGTAGGAGGACTTCTTTTAGCAAGGATTCCTGTGGAGATCGTCGAGGAACGCAATAACCATTACCGGGGTATGACCCGCGATCAAATGACGGCTGTTGATAACGAGTTAGCTCGCGAACAACATCCAGCGATGCCGATTAATAAACCTGATCGGCAGTCTAAAGTAACTTTTG